AAGATGTGGTGGATGGCGAGGATGCCCAGCAGATGGCATCAGAGTGGGTGCAGACCTACACCAGACTGACCACAAGGCGCAAAGGTGGCAAGACACCAGATCCCAAGCTGACTATCAAGTACGAAAAGGCGAAGGAGTTCGTGCTGGCAGGGATGCCGATTGGTCAGGCTTGCAAGAAAGCCAAGATCACGCTGGATCAATGGTACAGGCGCAAGAGCGTGGAAATGTACGGCAGATCCAGAGTTAACAAGCGAGAGTATTGATGTACGAAAGTAAGCCAATGACAGAGGAGCGCCCATCATGCCGACTATGCGTTGATGAACTGCCACCGCATGGTGAACAGGTGTGGCTGATTACCAAGTACGGGAACGGCTTCAGAGGGCTGTATCACCCGGAGTATGAGATTGTGGCTTGGAGTCCTGTACCCAAGCTAACAGATAGTCAGAAGGCCCGTCTGCGTGAGATGGGCCATTTCTTCTAGCGACCTCTGGCAGCTTCCAGCTTGGTCTCTATCCGTTCGACTGCAATTTCGATGCGAGACAGCTTCTCTGAATTCTCCTTGGCTTCCTGTTTATGCTCAAGCGTGTGAGCCTTCATGTCGGATTCCAAGCGGTTAATCTTGATGTCATGGCCCTGTATCATGACGTAAGCAGAGAGGATTGCCGCCAGTACGGGCAAGCCTACCTTGATCCATTCGGCCATGAGCGCCATTTCTCCTAGTCCTTCCAGAAAAGACCCAACAGACCAACTAGGGATAACCCCGCGAGTTCTATTGCGTCCTTTTGTTCCTGATCCAGACTGACTCCCGAAGCGGTCAAAATCCAAATCAAGCCTTGCCATGTTGACCTCTGGTTGAGTGCGATACCAAACTTCTTAAACATCTGCTTCTCCTAAGTAAAGATTCCGTTCTGCGTTCCTGCGCTTGACCAGCCCCGGCAGTACCTTGCCGCCGCCTTTGTTCCAAAGCAAAAATGCTTGTGCTGCGCTGGCGTACTGACCGTTCTTGTGCAGTCGCGCAACAGAAGATTTCGCAAATGCCGCTGGACCTATGTTGTAGCAAAGACTGACCATTGCATCAAACTGATTTTGATACGCAGGGCCAGCCGCATGTCCGACAGCGGCCTCAAACTTGAGCAGATCCCGGCGCAGCAGTATGTCGGCGGTTTCTTGACTGATCTTGAGACCCTTGACCACATCTGAACCCGTGTGGCCGTAACCAATCGTCCACACGTTTGCAGGGCATAGGTACGCCTCTAGCCGACAGCCCTCAAACCGCTTGATGAGGGCGATACCCTCAGGGCTGGTTTTCATTGATAGGCTCTTCAGCGACTACAGGCTGGTCTGGGCTTAAAGGCCAGTTGGGCTTGATGGCCGCGATCTCATCTACGGTCGTTGCATTATTGATCTGTCCGCGCACCACAATGACCTCAAGGCGAATGCTGTCTCGATAGATTGACCACTCTGGCTGAAGGTCTGTGCCTGTCTCTGCCTTGCGGGTAATCATCCAGTCAGACGGAAACAGCAACGAGTAGGCTTGCTGATCCAGACTGTCCAGCGCCATCTTCTGTACCGTGGCGAAATCCTTTGGGGTCGATGTGATGATAAGTTCAGGGCCGACTAACTGCTCGGATACCCAGTAATAGCGATCATCCTTGCGCTCACCGACCGTGATGACCTCAACCAAATCCAGCGCGGCCTTTTCTTCTGGCGTGGATAGATTTAACCAGTTTGCAGGGTACTGCACACCATTCAGCGTAAACTCTAGCCCTTCTCTGAAGTATTGATTGGTTTCTGCGTGATAAAACATTGTTAACTCCTATCGGGCGAGGGCGTTCTGGAAAATTGACAAGTATTGAATGGCCTTATGTAAAAGTTCAGGGTTGTCTTTAAACAAACCAAGACCTCGATTGCAGGCATCACATAATAAACCGCGAATCATGCCAGTTGCATGGCAGTGATCTACATTCAATCGCTTTTTATGGTGCGCTGGAGCCTCGGCTTTGCAAATGGCGCATTTGCCGTCTTGTTCAGCAAGCATTGCGTCAAATTCATCTTTTGACAAACCATAAGTACGTTTTAAAAAAAGCTCATTTTCGTACTCTTTTGTTTTACTGAGGCCATGCTTAAAGTTTGGGGAATCTTTACCTTTGCGAAGACTCAAGCATCCGCATGATTTCATCCTGCCTGATCGCATCAAACTATATGTGCCAACGGTTTCAGTGCCGCAATCACATTTGACGCGATAGCGGTAGCTTCCATTTTTGGCTTTATCGTTTGTTTTCTCAATCAGCGTAAGCATATTTAGCTTTGTCCCTGATTGATCTTGATGAAATCTACCTGTTGGCATCATCATCTCGCGAGAGAAACGTTCAGCGGGTTCTCGGCAAAGGCGGCGTAGATGTAGGTACCGCCTGAGGCGTTGTATGCTGCTGCGGAGATTCTGCATTTAAATCCGTTAGAAACTATATCAAAATCATTTGATGAATTTGCTTCTGCCGAAGAAGCGTTTGGGTACAGTTCAGATGTAATTACGTTATATGTTGATCTGGCAGTGTCAAAAATCACCCAAGGGTAGCTTGCAGCATCTGTCCTTTTAACGAGCAAAAACCTCGGCCTAAAGCCCAAGAAAACAAACGGCCCATCACTCGAGCCATTCCCGGTGTAGCTGCCGAACGCTGAGTAGCCAGCGATTGCCGCGAAGCAGTAGGCGACCATATTATATGATCCAGCAAAAGCTGAACCTATTGAAAAAACAGTACTAGTTGGATCTGTTCCGTTCCAAATGGTAGAGCTTGAAGATACCGCATTATCATTTTGTAATCTCAGGTAATTTGTCGCTCCACCAAGCGATATATGATAAACAGGCCAAGTATATCCAGAAGTATTTCTGGGTTGCGTAACAATAAAACTTGGCGCAACACCAAGCCCATGACCTACGGTTGCCGATCCAGATGCCGGAGATGTATAAGTCACCACACTAAACCCAGCAGTCGTATTTGCACTAACCTGACTGGTGATAGATCCAGTTGTATTCGTTACAGCCGTACCGCCTGCTTTCCATTGCCATGCTACGTATGGATAAACTTGGTTAATGTTTGTGCTTGAGTTCATTGTGAACCCAGCGGCATCGAACGAAACTAACCCATTTCCAGCGACTTCAGCATCTGTGACGTTAGTCGCAAGAGTAGATGATGCTCCACGCACTGAGTCAGACAGCCTGTGATAAGACGAAGTAGTTCTTAACTTGCCCCACACTAAATCAGGCTGGAAGCTCACTCCATTGACGGTGTTAGCAATGCTCTGCGTAGATCCATTCCCCGTGTACAACGTAGCCGCCATGTACTGAGCGCCGTTGTAGATGGATACATTCGGCAGGTTCTGCGTGCAGAGGGATTTGAAGCCAGACGGTGGCGTGTAGGCGAACGGGCGCTGGCCGAAGTTGAATGTTGCCCCAACATTTACGTTTGACTTAAATGCCGGAGCCCAAGTTCTCCCAACAATAAAAGATGAACCAAACGTCCCCATGCTTGATCCATTCTTATACATAACAACCGTATTTGAATCAAAATCTATTGCTACTCCAATCACATCATTTGTAGTAGCAGTTGCTCCAGTAGAATACGAATATCCAGCGCCATCAATAAAACAGGCGTTTTTGTCTCCAGGGTTGTACATGAATTGCCCTGAAATTGCACCAAGATATGATATTGAGGTATTAGCGGCTAATGTTGTTGTCATGCCAACATAAGATGTTGACGCGCCTAATGTAACTTCCCAATACCATTTTCCAGAATTAATAGCAAAAGATGATGCAACACAAAAAGATGATGAGCCAGAATCCACAACCGTAAGATTTGCATTTGATAAAGTCAAAGCAGATCCTTTTTGTAACGGATTCAACACCGCATAATTCCCAACCCCATAGCTGCTTCCTGCAAACGGTGTCGGGCTATCCAGCATCCAGTCGTAGGTAGACCCAGCCGTGAGGCTGATGTTGTTGGTGGTCCAGTTGTTGCTGTTGCCAGATGAGTCGTAACCCAGCGTGGTGGTCGAAGTGCCGTTGCTGAAGTTTAGCCGGAAGCCATTGGTGCCGTATGTGCCAGAATAACGCTTTGGCTTCCATACGCCAGTAACAACGTCTATTTCACCAAAAGAGCTTGGAGTCAGAGCTTGGCCGTCGATGAAATTTACTTCAGTAAAGTAACCGTCAAAGTATTCCGTAGCAATACTCGATGCGATAGAAGTTGGCTGCGTGTAATTTATCCAACCGTTGTAGTTTTGGTTCGGATAAGTAGCAGTAGAAAACGCCGTTATCTGCGTTCCATTAACATAAACTTTTACCCTATTTGCGGCGGTTGCTTGTGTAGTGTCAAAAACAGCGACGATGTGATACCAAGAAGATGGATCTCTAAAAACTTGAGTTGTCGTAATTAAAAAATCTGAAACCGTTGAAGTTCTTCCGCTGACTTCCAAGGTATTATCTGTATTGAACCGCAACCAAAATTGGTTGCTTGGCCCTAAGTCTCTAACTGAAAAAAGCCTGTGATGATCTCCAGTAGAAAGACTCCCACGTTTAACCCACCCACTCCAAGTCCAAGTCTGCCTATTCCCAGCAACACTCGGAGTCCTGTTCAAATACGCACTAGCAGACGATCTAAACCGCAGACT